TTCCGCTATTTTAGGAGGATATTCTGCATATAAAGTATGAGCAGGGATGACGAAAATTTCTTCCTCTTCCCTGCCCGTATCTGTCGGTCTCATCCTGATATTTTGAATTGCTTTTGTATTTGCCAGAATTTCTGTTCCCGCAATGCTCACAGGCTCAAACCCCGGAGCGCTTACATTCAATGTATATTCCGAATAAGGCTGCCGTTCGTTTTCAGGGTCCAGACTCCACTCTTCCGGCGGCGCATCCAGCTCAATCATATCCGTCTGCCCCGAGGAATCAGTCACCAACTGTTCTAATGTATTTTCCGGAACACCGGTATACGAAATCGAAATGCGAGCTTCCGAAATCGGATATGAATTCACCGATGAAGTTACATTCACCTGTAATGATCCTTT